TTCGGTCTTTCTTCGCCTCGGTCGGGTAATTCCGTTTGGGCGATGTGTTGTTTCTACGCGAGTGCGTTCCCGTTGTCGAAGACAATCGACATCGACGTGCGTTTTTTATTTCTTGCGCTGTAGACTGCGAACAGTGGTAGGATGCGCCGCAGGAGGCTCGAACCATGTTGACGCTCGAAGAAATCAAGGAACGGCTCGCCGATCGGCGGCTCGACATCGTGGCCGAGGCGACGGGGCTGCACGTCAACTCGATCGCGCGCATCCGAAACGGGGTGAACGCGAACCCGAAGCACGCGACGCTTGTGGCGCTCTCGGCGTATCTGGAGGCGCGACCATGAACGCAGACGAAAAGCAGGCGCGCGCCATAATCGGAGACTGGACCTTCGAGCGCATCGTGCGTGTCGAGGATCGCGCGCACGCCATCCGAGCGGCGGAGGTGCGCCTCTACGCCGAGCAGCACCAGGCGCGGGCGTTCTGGGGGCTGGCGAAGGCGGTGGCCAAGTGACCCCGCTCGAAGCCGCGCTCGCCTATGCCTCGTGGGGATGGCCAGTTCTCCCCATTGTGCCGAACGGGAAGCTCCCGGCGACGCAACACGGCGTGAACGACGCGACGACGGACGAGGCGACGATTCGCCGGTGGTTCGGAGGGCACGACGATCGAAACGTGGGCATCGCCTGCGGCGCGGCCTCGGGGCTCGTCGTCTTCGACATCGACCCGCGCAACGGTGGCGACGATAGCTGGTCGGCGTGGACCGACGAGCGAGGCGCGCAGCCTGACGGCGCGGTGCAGCTCACGGCAGGCGGTGGTCAGCACTACCTCGCCGCGTACGTCGAGGGCGTCCGCTCCTGCAAGCTGCGCGACGGCATCGACCTCCTTTCCGATGGCCGTTACTTCGTCGCGTTCCCGAGCCGCATCGAAGGGCGAGAGTACCGGTGGGAGCTCAGCTCGGACCCGTTCGAAGGCGTGGCCCCGATGGGCGTCCCGCAGCGCTGGCTCGAAGGCATCGAAGCGAAGCGCCGCCAGCCGGTTGCGCTCACCGGCGACGGCTCGCTCATCACGGGCAACCGCAACAACGGCCTGCACTCCCTCGCAGGCGTGATGCGCCGCTATGGCATGGGCGAGCCAGAGATTCTCGCCGCGCTCAGCGTCACGAACGAAACGCGGTGCGACGTGCCGCTCCCGGCCTCGGAGCTTCGGCAGCTCGTGCACTCGGCGGCACGCTACGAGGTCGAGCACGACGTGGCCGCGAACGCTGCGCTCGGCGACGACATCGCCCGCGACATCCTCGCGCTCGTCGAGGCGAAAGCTCCGAGCGAGTACTTCTTTTCCCGCGCGACGAGCTTCCTTTCGCAGCCTGCGCCGCTGGAGTGGGCCGTCAAGAAGTGGATTCCCGCGAGCGGGACGACGATGGTCTTCGGCGAATCCGGCGCGGGGAAAACCTTCGTCACGCTCGACATCGCGTGCAGCATCGCCGCCGGGCGCGATTGGATGGGCAACCGGACGAAGCCGGGTGTCGTCGTCTACATGGCGGGCGAGGGCAACTACGGCATCCGGCAGCGCGTCGCTGCATGGTGCAAGCATCACGGCGTGAAGCAGCTCGACAACCTGCTCATCTCGAACAAGGGAATCGACCTCGACTCGGCCTCGGCTGCGGCGCAGATCATCGCAGCCGTGCGCGAGCTGACCGACGCTGATTCGGTCGTCGTCGTCATCGACACCGTCAACAACCACATGTCCGGCGACGAGAACGCAGCGCGCGACGTGCGAAACTTCTTCAACGCGGCCAACGTGGTCGCCTCGGCGCTTCGCTCGGCGGTCGTGCTCAACCATCACGTCGGGCACGGCGACGGGGCGAAGGCTCGCGCGCGTGGGTCGAGTGCGTTCAAGGCATCGCTCGACGCATCCATCATGGTCTCGAAGGCCGACGACGGGACCATCGAGCTTTCCTGCGCGAAGATGAAGGATGCCGAAGCGCCTGCGCCGATGTTCGGCAGGCTCGAACCCGTCGCGCTCGGGTGGGTCGACGAGGACGGCGAGGAGATCTCTGGGGCCGTGTTCGTGCGCGTAGACGACGCACCGACGGCTCCGCAGAAACCGAAGCGTGAAGGCCCCGTCGACAAGGCGCGGCGCACGTACGAGGCCGCCTGGTGGCACGCTGGGGCCGAGTTCCGCGACGGCCTGCCGTACCTCTCGCGCTCTGCTGCCGTTGCCTACCTCGTCGAGAGCGGGATGAAGGAGACCAGCGCGCGGCAGACCATCAAGCCGACCGGGGGCAAGTTCGTGCAGCAGCTGCTCGAAGGCGGGGCCATCGAGGCGCACGAGCACGGCTGGCGGATGGTCGAAAGTGAGCACGCTATCGGACTGCGGCTAGCCGCAAAACACCGTGGTAACGGCGCGTAACGGTGCACTCTGCATGGTGTTATTTGGTAATACTCGTTACAATTTGACACGGTAACGCAAGGTAACTTTTAGAAATGCAGGAAAAACGCTTGTTTTGTGAGCGTAACGTTACGCGTAAAGTTACCTGGGGCATGGCGCAGAGTAGGACGTAACGACGTAACTACCCCCCTTTATTATGTAAGGGGGTGTTACGCGTTACGCTACGCGCAGCGGCGCTCGACGATTCAGCATCCGAGACAGAACTTGAAAGAGAATGGGACAGTGCTAAGGGGGTAAGCATGGCGAGGACGTACGAAGGGAACCCGATGTTCAATGACCCCGAATGGCAGGAGCTCGACTCGCTCGGGATGCTTGATGGCGCAGAGTGGTTTGCCTTCTTGCGCAAGGAGTCGACCAACGGGACCAAGTGGCGGCAGGTCAAGGTGTCCGCCAACGGCTGCGCCGAAGCGAAGGCGAACTACTGGATGAGTTGGGACGGCAAGAAGATCGCGCGAAGCAAGGACATGGTGATCCTGTCAATCAACAGGCCGGAACTCGCGAAGAAGCTCCGCAAGATGCTAAAGGACTACGAATGAGCAAGCGAAACACGCCGGCGACGAAGGCCGCGAAGATCGACGCCGTGCTCGCGAACATGTGCAAGGGGATGTCCGCGTTCAAAGCCGCGCAGACCGCAGGCGTGAGCTGGACGGCGTGGAACGAGTGGGTGTCGAATGATGCTGAACTCGCGAACAGATACGCGCGCGCGCGAGAGAGCCTAATCGAACGCATGGCGCAAGAGCTTGCAGACATCGCCGACGAGCCGCCGCCGCTTGGCCCAGATGGGAAGGTCGACGGCGGGTGGATTCAGAAGCACCGCCTGCAAGTCGACACGCGGAAATGGCTCCTCTCGAAGCTCGCACCGCGCAAGTACGGCGAGCGCCTCGAAGTCGCTGGCGACGCATCCGCGCCGCTTCAGGCAGCCGTTACGGTCTCTTTCGTGAAGCCGGGTGACAAGTGACGCCGGGAAGTTCAAAGCGCGTTTATGGGCCATCCTGGAGCGAGCAACGCGGGACGGCTCGGTGAGCGGCTCCGTCAGTCTTCCAGAGTGGGCCTCGGTGCTCTTCGAGGAGGAGCCGAGGAACATCGCCGTTCGTGGCGGGCGCGGTGGCGGCAAGTCGCGCAGCATCGCGACGGCGCTCGTGCTCCGCGCGGCACAGAAGCCGCACCGCATCCTTTGCGCGCGCGAGATTCAGAAGTCGATCAAGGATTCGGTCAAGCGCCTGCTCGACGACGAGATCGAACGCGCTGGCCTTCGCGCGTTCTTCACGTCGACGGACACGGAGATTCGCGGGGCGAATGGCTCGCTCTTTCTCTTCGCAGGCCTTCGAACCAACGTCGACTCGGTGAAGTCGATGGAAGGCATTACCATCTGCTGGATTGAGGAAGCGCAGAGCGTGTCGCAGGCGAGCCTCGACGTGCTCATCCCGACGATTCGTCAGCCGGGCTCGCAGCTCATCTTCAGCTGGAACCCGAAGGCCTCGACGGATCCCGTCGATGCGATGTTCTCCGGCGAGACGATGCCGCCGCGCTCGAAGCTCGTAACCGTCAACTATGACGCGAACCCCTGGTTCCCCGAGGTGCTGCGCGCCGAGCTGGAGTACGACCGCAAGCGCGACCCCGACAAGTTCCGGCATGTGTGGCAGGGCGAATACCTGCGCAACAGCGAGCGGCGCGTCTTCAAGAACTGGCGCGTCGAGGAGTTCGAAGCGCCTCGCGATGCGGTCATTCGCTTCGGCGCAGACTGGGGATTCGCCGTCGACCCGACGGTGCTCGTGCGCTGCTACATCGAGGGCCGCACGCTCTACGTCGACCACGAGGCGTACGGCGTCGGCGTTGAGATCGTCGACACGCCCGCGCTCTTCTTGACGGTGCCCGGCTCGG